GATTATCCAATCGACGCTTATTGCTGGTTTGGCAGCGCGTGGGATTTCCGGTGTAAGCGCGAAGCAAAATAATCAGCCGCGCCAATTTGCTGCGCCGTCATCGCCAACAATATTTTTCACGTATGGCGGTCGTAAAAAATGGGGCTGGCCGTCCTACGCCGATACTTTAAACGAAGACGGCGTGACGTTCACACGCACGGTTGCGCAAGTTGTGCATACGCGATTTCAAATTGCTGGATTTACGCCAGCAAGTCCGTCAACACCTGAGCAATACACATCGGGCGATTTATCCAGCATTGCCGCAGATATTTTAACGTTCGAAGACGCTATATCGGCGTATGTGGCGCAAGGGTGCAATGTGTTGCGAGTCCAAGATTTACCGGGGGTGTGGTTTCAAGATAGTAGCGGGCAAAACGTTTTATGGTCATCGTTTGATATCATATTCACGCACAAAGATGTGTTCGTATCCTCTACGCCGACGATTGGTAATTTTGCGGGCAGCGTCAACCGCATATAATTTTGGAGAATTAAATGAGCATAAGATTTACGAAGTATATCGACATTAACAGTGTCGTCGGCGGTGCGGCGCAAGTGCCACAGCGTCAGTGGTGCGCCCGCATTTTTACGACAAGCGTACTCGTTGGGCCGTCCGCGGTTCTACAGTTCGCATCGAGCGCAGACGTGGGTGAATTCTTCGGCACTCAAAGCGAAGAGTACGCACGGTCTGTGATTTATTTCGATTACGAATCGCCGCTTGGATCGGCGCCAGTGGCAATTCAATTTGCCCGTTGGGTCGAAACCGCGCAACCTGCAACGATCTTTGGTGAGTCCGGTATTGCGACGCTTGCAGCGTTGAACGCCATTACCGCGGGGGTGCTGTCGTTGAAGTTTGGCGCCACGACGGTGAACCTTACCGGAATTGATCTTGCAGCGGCCGGCACGCTCGCCGCAGTTGCAACCGCAGTTCAAACGGCGTTGATTGCTGCAACTGCGCAATCTCCCAACGCTGAACTTACGGCCTGTAGCGTCGCGTTCAATCCGACCTCGCAAGCGTTCGACTTCACGGCTAACGCGACCGGCGTTGTTACCGAGTCGTTCGCAGTGGTGCAACCGACTGGCGCCACGCCTACAACGGACGTTGCCGCGGCGCTCGGCTGGTATGCATCGCAAGGTGCGCTAGTGAACAGCGCTGCGACGCTGGAAACCCGTGTTGCAGGCTTCAATCGCGTTACTTCGTTGAACAACAATTGTGGTGAATTCGGTTATACCGATGCGTCGGCACTCACGTTGTCCGACGCGACCGCAGTTGCCCAAGCGAACGCCGCGCTAAATGTGGTCTTCGTTTTCCGTATCTACGTTACGCCGCTTACCTGGGCAACGTGGTCAGCGGCGCTGATTGGTATCGCTGGCACCGGGTTGGAATACGAAGACCCGGCCGTAACAGGCGTGCCGCGCCAATACATTGAAATGTTGCCCATGTCGATTCATGCGGCAATTAATTTCAATGCGGTCAGCGGCACCGTCGGTTTCATGTACAAGCAAAACGGCGCGTTTTTCCCTAGTGTGACGACCGACACACTAAGCGATGCGCTCGATGCGGCACGTGTGAACTACTACGGTCAAACGCAAAGCGCTGGTGCGAACATCTCGTTTTATCAAGACGGCGTACTCTGCGGTGGTGCTACTGCGCCGGTCGATTCGACGGTGTTCGCAAACGAACAGTGGTTCAAAGATTTGATGGGCTCAAGCCTCATGAACCTACAATTGGCGGTCGGTCAGATTCCGGCAAACAAGCGTGGGCAGTCAATGTGTGAGCTTGTCATTCAAGGTCAGGAGGCGACCGCACAAGCGCCGGCTACCGGCATCATGGCAGCAGTTGCGAACGGTACGATTAGCGTCAATTCGACGTTGACGCTGACGCAGCAAATCTTTGTCACGCAGCAAACCAATGACCCGACCGCATGGCAGCAAGTGCAAACGACCGGGTACTGGTTCGCTACCAATATCACGTCGGCTGTTGCACCGTCCGGTGTGACGGTCTACACGCTTAACTATACGATCATCTATCGCAAAGATGATGTGATTAAGGTCATCGTCGGTTCGCATCAACTTATCTAAACGCGCCGGGCCGCAATTGCGGCCCGCTTTGAACATTAGGAGTCAGCAATTATGAATGGTGAAATTGGCGGGTTTGGACTAGTTGTATCGCTTCTCGCAAGCGTTACGTTCCCGGCAGGCTTGGTACTTGAGCAGTTCGCTGATGACGCGGACCCGTTCGACTTCCCAGACCTGCAAATCGCGGATATTGCGATGGGCTTGAACGGCGACTTGCTCACGTGGTCCAAGGCGATGCCGCTTGTTACGCAAATTGCATTGGTCCCGGAATCGGACGACGACAATAATTGCGCGGTGCTTCTGGCGGCAAACCGTGTTGGCAAAAATAAATCGTCGGCGCAAGACAAGATTACGATGATTGGTAAGTACCCGTCCGGCTACACAGTAACACTTTCCTCGGGCCGCATGACGAACGGCTCGATTAGCAACAGCATCGCATCGGCCGGCCGCATGAAGTCGAAAGTGTACAAGTTCGCATTTCAAAATATCACTATCGCTCGCGTGCCGCTGTAAGGTCCGCGCCAGCATAGGCGATAATAGCGGGGCGGCACATGTGCCGCCCCTTTCATTTTGGAGAAACCACACATGGCAATGTTAGAACCTAAAGACCTCGAACCGATGGGGGACGTGATATTCGTCATCTCAAAGTTTCCCGCGACAGTCGGGCGCGAGGTCATCATGCAGTACCCGACAAGTGCGCTACCGAAGGTTGGAGACTATGCGACCAATGAAGCGTTGATGTACAAGATCATGAAATACGTTGGCGTGCGCGTTGAAGGGCGTGATGAGCCGTTGATGCTAACCACGCCGCAACTGATCGATAACCATGTTGTCGACGCTGAAACATTGATGCGTTTGGAATGGGCGATGATGTCGCATAATTTCGCTTTTTTCAAAAACGGCAAGCTGTCCGGTATCCTCGATCAAGTGGCGAATCGTACGGTAACATTGATACAAAAAATGTTGACGGACTTATCGCGTGCATCGTCGGAGAAGGGCGCGCAACCCCTTTAGAACTTCGCACCGTGTACACGCTTGAAGATGCGCTAAACATTTTCGAGATAATCATGGTGCGACGTTCTAACGAATACCTTGCCAATAAAGCCGCTAACGCAAAGGCGCAGCGTTAGCAAACGGAAGACGAAGCATGAACATACTCGACACGTTCTATTTTATGTTCGAAGCCGATGCGACGAAGGTTGCCAAAGGCGCCGCGGCTGGTGAAACAGCCAGCATAAAACTGAAAAAAGTTATTGACGATACTGACGCATCTGCCGATGCGCTCGGTAAAAACTTTGTCAAGCTGGCAAAGACCGCGGCCGAAGCATTGGCAGGCGTGCTCGCATTGAGTGCGTTAAAAACGCTCGTCAATGATACGTCCGCGCATACCGCAGCGGTGGCGATGCAAGCGCGTGCGATGCAAATGAACGTCGAACAGATGAGCGCGTACCGTAATGCCGTTGTTGGCATGGGTGGCGACGCTGATCAAGCCGCGGGCACGTTGAGTAATCTTCGGGATAAGTTCGTTGAAATGTCTCGATTCGGCGCAATGGTCGGGCCGGACGCGTTCATGTTTCGTCAGCTTGGATTGTCCGCGCAGCAAATGCGCGACAGCATCAAAGACCCAACTATTGCGTTGGGTGCGCTCGCTGAAAAGTTTCAGTCACTTAACGGCGTGCAACAACAATACATCGGTAAAAAACTTGGTCTTGATCAAGGCACGATCATGTTGTTATCGCAGGGTCGTCGCGCATTTGAGGAAATGATCGAGAAGCAAAAAGAGCTAGGCGTCGTTACGCAAGCGCAGGCGCAGGCAGCAATGAAGTACAAGATCGCGCAGGCCGAATTAGGGCTAACGTTCGAAACCGTGAAGCGCGAAATCGTTACGGGATTGCTACCCGCGTTCACATGGGTTGTGCAAGGGATTGACAAAGTGTTGCAATGGTTCCGCGAACACAAAGGGTTCGCGCTCGGTCTATTTGCTACGTTGGGCGCAGTGATTGCTACGGTGCTTGTGCCCCCGCTTATCGTCGCCGCAGCGGCGATGTGGTTACTGATTGCGCCGATCATTGCCGCTGCGGCACCGTTCATTGCGTTGGGCGTGGTTATCGGTCTGATCATTGACGACATTGAGAAATTTCGCAGTGGTCAGAAGTCACTCATTGGCGAGATTTTGGAAAAGTGGCCGATGATTGGCGAGATTGCGCGGGCAGTGGCGCAAATCGTCAAAATGTCATTTGACCTAATCGTCAATTCGTTCAAGTGGTTTGGCGGCTATCTCAAAGGCGAGGCGTCGCAAGTATGGGAAGACTATAAAAAAGCCGCCGTGTCGATGTTCGACACGTTCGTTAAACAATTTCCAATATTGGGCAAAATCGCAAAAGTCTTTACCGATGGGTTCAAGTTCGAAATGGACGGCCTAATCACCATTTGGAAAACCCTAATCGATTTGATCGAGCAGTTGTTCAACAAGATCAAAGGCGCCCCGGCCGCGGTGCTAAATTGGATTGGGCATAAGTTATCAGCCGTGACGGGTGAGCATTACGACGATGTTGGAAGCGGTTCGCCGGGCACGGCTGGTTCGCCCGCAACCCTAGCCAATAGCGCGGACGGTAAAGCAATTGCCGCGAAGTTGATCGCGTCAGGCAAATGGACGCCCGAACAAGCCGCAGGTATTGCCGGTTCGTTCATGCAGGAAAGCACCGGCAAAGCCAACGCAAAGAATCCGACGAGCGGCGCATATGGCTTGGGTCAATGGCTAGGTTCACGGCGTGACGATTTTGAGAAGTACACCGGCAAGCCGTTAGAAGGGTCAAGCCTCGATGATCAGTTGGCATTTTTCAATTACGAGACGACGCACAAGGAGAAACATGCGGGCGATATGATTCGGCAGGCCAAAACAGCCGCAGAAGCGGCCGACGCGCATTCGAAGTACTACGAGCGCCCCGGCGCCGACGAAGCGAACCTAGCGCGTCGTGAGCAATATGCGAACATGATCGCATCGGGTCAAACGCAAGTCGCAGGAACGAATACCCCGCTGGCGTCGCAATCGTCACAAAGTATCGCGGCGAG